TGGTTTACAAGTTTTGATGTTGCGGATACTTCGTTCTGAAGGCGTTTAAGTTCTTGGGCGCCGCGTACCGCAATTTCAATATCGGCTCTGTAGGCCACGGCTCCACGTCACACTCTGGTACTTCAGTTTACGGTGTAAAAAAGCCGCCGGGCTAGCGGCGGCGTTTGGCCTTCTCGATTTCTTTTTGCTGGTCTTCGTTCAGGATTTGAAAGTAGGCACTCCAGCCGAGTAGCTCCTCGGCGGTCATGGTCGTCCGAACTTCGGTCAGGGTTAGGCCCAACTCTTTGGCAACGCCAAACTGGAGCATGAGCCAGCTGTCCTTGCGGAGTTCGGCGCTCAGGATTTTGGGTCGATGGGCTCGGCGTCGTCGGTCAGGATCGCCAGCATCAGCGCTTGCAGATCCTTGTCCTTGACTTCGTTTTTCAGGACGTCCACCTCGCCGACGCTGAACAGCTTGGCGCCAGATTCGTCGAGGGCTTTGGCGATCAGCAGTTGAAGCGCAAAGGCGTTGGCATCGTCGGACTTGGCTTGCTTTTGGGCGCGTTCGCGCTCAGCCATTGTCAGCGGTGCCACCCACATTTCGAATTTGGTGCCATCGGAAAGCTCTACTACTTTCTTGACGGGCTCCAGGTTGGCGGCCTTGCGGAGACGGTCGATTGCGCGTACAGGAACGGGCATACCAGTGCTTGGGGTATGGGTTTAGTGTAGCGGAGTAGAAATAAAAAACCCCGGCGGTTAGGCCGGGGCTGCTGAACTGGCTGCGACAGCAGATTATCAGGCTTGGCTGAAATCGAAGGTAGGCGTAGCAGCGGGGCGGAAGTTGACGGTCACCGATTGGGCGTCGTCGGGGTTGATGTTCAGGCTGGCCGAGGTCAGCACGGCATCAAACGAGATCGAGCGGCTCAGGGTTTCGCTCAGGGTGCCACCGCTAAACACGCGGTCGGTGTAGAGCTTGAAGGCGGCACCGTCTTGTTGACGCTGCAGCACGTCTTGGATCATGCGGTTGGACAGGGCGGCGTCCTCGTTGGTCATGTAGACCGTGGCGGTGCCTGTTCCATCGCCAAAGCCACTGATGTACGTGCGGAAGGGCACGTACTGGCCGGGGGTTTGGCCGATGGTGGTGACGTCGATTTCAGCGCGGCTGATCTCGAAGCTCCAGTCGCGGACTTGGCCGACTACGGCGAAGTCGGCGTAGTAAACCTCGAACTCGTTGGGGGCAACGGCAGTGCCGTCATCGGTGATGGCCAGGATGGTGCCACCAGCGGTAGTCGATACGGTGAGTGCACCAGTTGCAGCGGTGTAGCTCAGGACGTAGTAGGTGGTGGCGTCGGAGATAGGCGCAGGCAGGGTGCCGGTACCGGAGCCGCCAGTCTGGCTATTTACCACGCGGAATTTCACCGGGTCGCCTACCTTGAAGTTCAGGTAGGGGGCGACGGTGATCACATCGGTGGAAATGTTGACACCGGATTCACCAAAGGTGCCGGTGGTGCCGGCGGGTTTGTAGTAGAGGGCGCCGGACGTGCCGGACAGAACGGTGGTGGCCATAGGGCGTACCAAGTGAACGTTGTTGGGCGGGCACTGCCCGGCTTAATACAGGTTAGCGCCTGTGGTTAAGCATCACCTACGACAAGACAGTTGCAACGTAGGACGTATCAATGCGGCCCACAAAGTGGGGAGCTTCCTCTGTTGCTGAAAATGTTGGGCCGTTAATTTCGCCGACGCGGAAAAATACGCCGCTGGTTGTTTTGGCGGTGTTGTTGAGTGTTTCCAGTGCGTTGACTGCAGTGGTGATCAGCGTTTGGTTGCGGGCGGGGCCGCGTCCTTTTTCCGTGAAAATGCGGATAACAATCGCGCCACGGGCGTTGTCAACGCTGCTGGTAAGCGTGGGTTCGTTGGTAATACCGAAAGTAACATTGACGCGAACGTATTCAGTAGTGGTGTTAGGTGGGACTGCTGTGATGTTGTCGAAGTAAACAGGCACTGCAGGTGCCAGTGCGCCAAAGGCGGACAGCAGCGGATTTTCGACGGCGGCGCGGATTGCTTGGTAGTTCATAAACGGATGCGTCCCAGTTCTTCGTCCATTTCAATGCGTATCCGCCTATCTATAGCACCACCACGGGCATAGGTTGTGTACCAGTCGAGGGGGGCGGTGCTGCGGTTAGGGCCTTCATCGTCGCCAATCAAATCGCCGCGATAGCCGCTTACGCGCGTGCCGCGATCGTATTCCTTTAGTGGAGTTGTGCCTGGGTCTATGAAGATGCCTTCTGCTAAGTCGCGTGCTTCGTCTGCGTAAGGAGCAAAGTTGGAAATTGTGTACTTAACGTCGTCGAACGCAAAGCCGCGCCCGCTAAGCAGAGGTGCGGGTACACGACGTGGAACACCGGGACCGCCATCACCTGCGGTGCGGCGCCCATCAGTAGTTTCAATCTGCCAAGAGTTTGAGAATTTACCCGACCACACAGGACCAGCTTCTTGTAGATCTACGACAATCTCTTCTGCGGCACGAGCTGGTCCTCGGCTAAAAGCAGCAACAGCTAGGCGATCAAGGTTTTGCCCCAGTCGATCCAGTTCGTTTAGAAAGCCGCCATTGCGTGCCATTATTGGGGCCTCACGATTAGAGAGTGGTAGACCGGGTTGTCGCCGCGATAGGTCGTGATGGCGATGATCTTTGCCTCGCGGGTTGCGCCAGCTTGCTGGTATCGGATGCGGTCGGCCTCAGTCGGGTAGTACGTGCCAAGCTCACTGGCGCCGATGATGACTTTGAGATCGGTTGTTTGGTATAGACCTTCAGCTTCACGCGGGCTGACTCGGGTGATGACTGCTTTGACTGTGACCGTGGTATCGGCGCCAGTGACTATGCCGGTTGTTGGATCGTAGGTTCGGGGTGTAGAAGTTTTGATATACGTGATGTTTTGGCCCCAGTCGGCAAGGACGGAGGTCGGGATTGGGGCAAAGGTGGTGTCGATTAGGCCCATGTCAGCCTCGACGTAGACGGACGGCGTAGTTGGTGGCGCCACCCATGCAATAAGCGCCGAGGTAGGTCTGCAGCCAAGGGTAGAGGTCGAAGACGTTGTTCACCATGCCCGGTGTCATGGAGCTGGATTTGTATTTGACCTTTAGTTCGCCCAGTTCCACTTGGTCGTAGAGGCCGGTGGTGCCGGTGCTGCCCGTGATGGCGTCGGTGTCGTTGGCGAGGGCGCGTGCCAGTTCGTAGGTGGCGACTTTGATTTCTGTGGGGATAACAGTGCAGACCAGTTCGATGCCGTCAACTTCGAAGTCCTCGCGCGGCCACTTCAGAGCTTGCGTAGTGGTACAGCGGTCGCCGTAAAAGCTCAGGGCGTCGATCCAGCGGGTGGCGCTGATAAGAGCGCGGTTTTTCTGGTCGTCGGTTTTATCGGTCCAGGTGGCCGAGTCCGGGACAGTTTCGAAATACGTGTTGGCAGCAGCCAGCGTTACGTAGCTGTTGGCTGACGTCCCAGCGATGGTGGCATCAATGACGGCAGCCACAGTTAGTACATCCTTTGTTTGAGTCTAGCGCCAGTGCGTGATTTCCTTTGTTTGGGAGGATTGCTCAGAACCATTGAGTGATACACCTTTGCGCCAAACATTTCGAGTTCTGCTTGGGCTTCTAGGTGTTGGCCGTACTGGACGTCAACAAAGCTGCGACAGTTATCCTGTAGTACGAAGAGACGCACTGTACTCATGCCTGCTCGCAAAGCTGCTGACAGCCTAGAAGTAAAGGAGAAATCCGCGCCGTCCGCGTTGCCTGGTGACACCGTTCGCTCACTGGAGCCCGTTGCAGTGGCAATCCGCGAGATGTTTGCCGCTGGTAAAGATGCCGAGACGATCCAGCAGGAGCTGGCCGTTAGTCCACATGTGTTTCGTGAGCTTTTGAGCCATTCCTACAAGTTGGTGGGGCGGGCTCCGGAGATTTTTGAGTACCAGGAGCAAATTCGGATTGGTAAAATTGAGGGTTAAACGTGTTTCCAAGTCTGGCGTAGCAGGATTTTTGACACTGTTGCGGCAGTAATCCCGTACTTATTCGCCATACGTTGGAGGTAACCTGGCTCGCGGTCGCTTTCGGCCCGTAGAGCCAGGACTTTTTCTTCTGTCATTTTTGTAAGGTGCGTCAGCTGTTCCCCGTAGCGGGTCGGGGGTTTTGGGCTTAGTCCCATTGCGTAAGAGTGCTTCATATTTTCCGTTTGCGTTACATACTCAAGATTTTCAAGTCTGTTGTCAGTCTTGTCTCCGTTTTTATGGTTTGTGACCATTCCTTCTGGGCGCGGACCTACCCATGCTTCAAGAACTAAAACATGGACTAATCGAGTTCTAAATCCTTTAGTTGTCTTTAAGTTGACCTGTCTATACCCCTGAGTATGAAAAGTCTGTTTTAAGGGAAAGGGTTCATATCGATGATGGCTGTAAATTTCCCCTGTTTTTGTTGCGCTGTAGCCGATTACTGAGGGTATCCGACGTAATTCCATAAAAAAGGGCTCCTGTAAGGAGCCCATATCGTACAGCAAGTAAAGCTGTTTGTCAGTACGCCGTTGTGTCAAAGGGCGTATTGCAGAGCAGGCGAGCGATAGGCACTTGCTTGGTGGTGCTGTACACCAGGCTCCAGGAGGCGGTATCGGCCAGGTTGCCGGTGGTGGCAGCGTTGGTCGGGTTGTCGCCAGCCACGTTCCACTTGGTGCCGGTCACGTGGTAACCGTAGTGGTAGTCGACGGCCAGAATGTCCTGCATCGACAGGATGTTGCGGTCTGCAGCCAGACGCAGGTCCTGTTGGATGCCCTCGGAGACAACGCCGCTTTGGAAGAGGTACACGGGGTACTTCTTGGCGTGGGTAGCGGTGCCACCGGTCAGTGCAACCAGCTGGTCGTCGATCACCACGCGGAGACCAGCGAAGGTCGCCACTTCGGTTTGGGTCACGCCCACACCGCCACCGCCCCACACAACGGCGCCGCCTGCAGACAGCGCGGAAGTGCTGAAAACGAGCATTCCCACCTGCTGGAGGTAGTACGCAACGTTGGAGTGCATTGCGATGGAGTCGAAGTTGTCGCCTCGCTCGCCCAGTTTGGCCTTGGCGGCCACCACGTTGGCAACGTTCAGGAAGTTGGCCTCGGTCATCGAACCGGGGACACCAGCGAACGATTTGTCGGTCTGGTTGGGGCCGAGGACGCCAGCGCCGGAGATGCCGCCGAACAGGCCCAGCAGTTGGGCTGCCAGGGTGGCGGTCTTCAGCTTGTTGATGGCGGCGGTCAGCTGGTTGCGGACGTGGGCCAGGGGGTCGGCGCCAGAGCCGAGCTTGCTCAGTCT